AGGAGGACGAGTTTGGGTATCGTGAGTTCCCAACCTTTATCCTACAGAGAGGTCAACAACAAATCAGAATTGCAGTATCACAAGATGAGGAGGGCAACGATGGTGGCTTCCTATTCATAGAAGATTGTAAGGAGGTAGTATGAGTAATTACAAATATATTGTATGGGTAGGAAGTATACCCAACTATTTTACTGACTACCAAAAAGCCGAACAATACTTTTTGGATTGGTGTCACAATGGGTATGACGACATAGAGCTTACTCGAATTGATTCTTACAAGATGCAACGAGATATCTTTGGTAATCTAGTTTTCCAAGAGACCAAGGAGACTACATTGGAGAGAGCTATAGGAAGTGAGGCTATTGATGTCTAAGCATATAATCAAAGAAGAGTGTGAGGATTGTGGAGGTGTAGGGTCTTGGGACTCTACACCTTTCCCTAACTATATTGCTTGTGAATCTTGTGATGGCGATGGCGAACAAGAAGTTGTACTAACTGAGTTCGTGGTGGTCGAAACCTATGTGATAAAAGCAAGGACAATAATGGAGGCACAAGATATGGTTGACAATGACAACTTCAAATATGGTGTTGAAGATTATACAAATGACATTCAACCCTTTTGCTGATGTGAATAAAGAGAACATATTTATCTTACTTGTTATCTTGTTCTTGATTATCAGTTACTACTTTATGTTGTTCGATAATTAAGACAGTTGACAACCCCTTTTCAATGTGTCATAGAAAGTCCTATGGCACATTTTTATGACTGTAAAAACAAAAAACAACCTCAATTAATTGAGAACATCAAGACATCAGCACAAGCCAAGAAAGTTGGCGCTCATGTTTTTCCAAGTATCACAACCATTATAGGCCAAACTATTAAACACCCATTTCTGGATCGGATCTGGAAGCCCAAAAAATTGGTAGAGTTTGCACGAATGGAGGAGTACCAAGACCTAGAATACCAAGACCTAGAACAGTTATGTTATGGGTTCGTGGAAAGCCCAAGTGGAGAACGAGTGACAAGTGCTGAGTTTGGTACTGCAGTACATGCAAGTGCTGAGAAGCTATTGAACCAGCACAAGTTCGGTGGACAAGTGCTTGATAGTGAGTACGATGAGTATGCCCAACCATTCTTAGATTGGGTCATTGCACAAGACCATTATATTGTAGGCACAGAAGTACCCATTGCTGACGGAACAATCAAGACTTGTGGTACTATTGATGTTATACTCAAAGATAAGGAGACCGGGGAGATTTTCATTTGTGACTTCAAGTGCAGAAAGTCAAAGCAGTTTTATGACAAAGACTTGTGGCAGATGGCCATCGAATGTGAAATGCTAAGAAGAAGAGGTTTAGATTATTTACCTAAATGTGTATCAATTTGTATTGACATCAACAAGAAGGTACATCATCACAAGTTATGGTCAGAGAGTGAACAGTTGAAAGCAATACAAATAGTAAAGCACATCTCGAAACTCTATTGGCTACTAAACATGTAACTTAAACCAAACTAAAACAATATGAATCATGATAATAATACCCAAAAAATTACACACATCTCACTCTGTAGTGGCTATGAAGGAATCGGAATCGGACTTAGAAAAGTTCTTCCAAATGTGCGAGAAATCGCTCATGTGGAGATCGAAACCTTCGCAATATGGAACTTGGCAGACAAGATGGAAAAGGGGGAGCTACATCAAGCACCTATNTGGACTGACTTGCGAACCTTCCCATTCGAGTGCTTTCGTGGAAAAGTGGACATCATCAGTGGNGGATTCCCATGCCAACCATTCAGTGTTGCAGGCCATCAAAGAGGTGTTGACGACCCAAGACACTTGTTCCCACACATCGCAGAAGGAATCAGATTGTGTAAACCTAGAATTGTTTTCCTCGAAAATGTTGAAGGAATCCTCAGAGCAAGAACCCACGAAGGAGAACCAGTGGTCAAATATGTCGGAAGAACATTGGAAGAAATGGGTTACACAACAGAGGTCGGAATATTCTCAGCGAGTGAAGTTGGCTTGCCGCATCAGCGAAAACGAGTCTTCTTCCTTGGTATATCCAACTCCACGATTGAGCGATGGGGAGGGAGGAACAGTAGAGGCGAAGCTAGGGAGCAAGAGCTTTTACAGAGAGAACAAGAAGGGCGAGAAGTGGAGTGTCAAACTCAAGGATGCAGTGGAGAGCATGCACAATTGGTCAACACCAAGGGCGAATGCAGTGGACTCAACGAGACCCAATCGGAAGGGTGGCATACCACTAGCACAACAAGCCAAGGAATCCACCCATACGAGTTGGGCAACACCAACTGCGAGAGACTTCAAAGACTCACCGAACGACAAAACGGGGAGGGACATGACCCTTGGCAAACAAGTAAATGGATGGTCACCAAATCTCCAAGCAGACCCAACGAACAACAGTATAAATGGGAAGCCCCACGAGTCATTACAAAAGGGGTATCTGAATCCAAGTTGGGTGGAACAGATGATGGGTTTGCCAATAGGGTGGACAGACTCAGGCTACTTGGAAACGGAGTAGTACCTAACACTGCCGCAAAAGCATTTGTAACACTATCAAATAGAATACTATGAGCATGTACACACAAGCAGAGAAAGACTTTCTCATTTCAGAACTCAAAGGTAGGCGATATCATTGGCTAAGAAATGTAGAGATGTATAGAACTGATTTAGAAATTAATCCACATAACTTAGAATACTCAGAGACACATATCAGTAATCTAAAAGATGGATTGAAAAAATGTGAAGATAACCTCAATGCAGTCGACAAACTTTTACAAAAACTAACTATTGAATAAATATGAAATCAAATACAAACATGCCGACATGCCCAAAGAATATGTGGGCAAGGCTATTAAATGGGCGAGGGACGAGAAGCAAGCGATTAGTTTCTTGTGTACTAGCAAACCTACTCAACAAGGCTATTGTACTACAAAAAAAGGTGCTAGGCTTCGTATCTTATCTACGGAATGTATATACCCGCAAACAAAATCAAAAAGTTCAGAGATGAACACATGCCAAGAGTCTGCCCAATTCTCCTTAGAGAATTAGACAACCCTTGTGTTGACCACGATCATCGCCATGGAGAAATTCGTGGTGTGATTGATGGCAATGCTAACAATCTTATTGGTGTCATTGAACGAAAGTATTATTCTTTCTGTAGTGGCGACCCAAAAGAATTACCTAATGTGCTTAGGCGCATCGCAGAATATTTAGAGAAACCAAAGAGTGGATACCTACATCCCGTTGGCCTCAACCAATTGATAGCTAAGTTCAAAGGTAAGAACAAACAAGAACAAGAAAATATGATACAGTCTCTATCTTTTTTAAGCAAAGATGAAATAAATACTTGCAAAAATTTAAAGGAAAGAGTAAAAGCATATCGCACATTACTTAAATTATTTTATGAAACAAAAACTACTACAAATACAGAGCGAGTTGAATGCTCCTAAAACTCAATTCAACAAGTTCGGTAATTACTACTACCGAAACCACGAGGATCAATGCAATGCATTGAAACCTTTACTAAAACAATATAACTGTACACTAATAGTATCCGATGAGGTACATGAATTAGGTGGTGTATTATTCTGTGAGGCTACTGCCGCACTGTATTGTACTGATACTAATAAACTTATCGGTGCATCTAAAGCCCAAGCTGGTATTGACCCAAAGAAAAAAGGTATGGATATCTCGATGACATTCGGTGCTGCCTCAAGTTATGCTCGCAAGTATGCTTGTAATGCACTCTTTCTTTGTGACGATAACAAGGATGCTGATGCTACTCACAAGTTTGATGAGAAGCCATCGACTAAGAAATCTCCTGACGAAACAGAGGAAGACGAATGGATTTAGCAAGAGCATGTGAACCACTTATCAAGCCCAAGGAGGCTTGTGAAATACTAGGAGTCAACATGAACTCCTTGAGAAACTATGTGAAAGCAAGAAAGTTTCCTACATATCAGCTATCTAAAAGATGTTTTCGTTTTAGAAAGTCAGAGATAGAAGATTTTATTAACAATAATATTAAATAACTATGGAAAAAGAATACGATAATACTAATGGTGGGGCATTATTCCCCAATGATAAGAAGCAAAAAGAAACTCACCCCGACTACAGAGGTAACATCAATGTAGATGGTAAAGAGTTTTGGATTAAAGGTTGGAAGAAGACTGCAAAGACGGGCATGAAGTTCTTGTCTTTGTCTGTCACTGCCAAGGAAGAGCAACAGAATAGAACAGAGGAAGACCCATTCTAATGCAACCTTGCCGCTCCAATGTGACGAACCAAGATGACATTGCTTACTATGATAAGGAATGGTATGATGAGTTCCGTCAACAAGTAGTAAACAAACTACTAGATGTTACTGCTCAGAAGAACAATGACTATACAACGGGCGAGAGTGCTACAAATCCTTTCGCCAACTTTGATAGGTCAGAAGACTTCGGTGTGCAACCTCTTACTGGTCTGTGCATTAGGATGCAAGACAAGTTCCAAAGAGCGATGACATTTGCAAAAGATGGTAAACTAAAAGTTACGGAAGGAAATGACCAAGTTGAAGATATATTTCTTGACCTTATGGGTTATTCCCTTCTTGCTTTAGGGATGCTTGAAAGAGACAAGCAGATCGAAAAGCATACATTTTAACCATTATCTACATTAGCTAGGCTCGTTTGATGTGAGCGAGCCTAGCTTTTTTTTAACACTAAATGAAAGAACAAACCATGACACAATTTAAGGAAGCNCTCGAAGTAGCAATNAACACACAACAAGAACTAACATTAAGAAGCCAACCTGAAGCGAACCGAATCCTTATAAAAAGTCTAGGCCAAATATTAAACACACTAAAAGAAAACTTAAAACAACTAGATGGAAATACCCCATAACAGATATGCCGAAGAGTCTGTACTCGCAAGGTGTATCAATCACACAGAAGAGAATCCATTTGATTTAGCTAGTAAATTTTTATCTGCCGCAGACTTCTACATTGAAGAACACCAAGAGATTTGGACTGCGATGGAATCACTAGTTGATTCAAATACACCAATAGACTTTGTTACAGTTGGAGATAAAACAAAAAGCAACGATGAGTTGTTCGCAACTGTATTGAATTTAAACACCACCCAAACCACAAGCATCTCATTCAGAGAACATATACTTATTGTTCTTGAACAATCAAAGCTCAGAACACTGAGGCTTGAGTACATGAAGGGGATTGAAAGGGTTGAGTCCAATGAAAGTTCTGATACAATCATTGATGATGTAAACAAGGAGCTTGATAGATTCAAGCCAACCAATGAAGATTCATCACACATTGAGAACTCATTGGAAGCAATCAAGGAAGAGTACGAACAAATGGCAAGTGGCTTGTACAAGCACGAGTATATTAAGACACATCTAACCCACCTTGATAACAAGATTAAGTTAGAATTAGGGTGTGTATTTACTATTGCCGCACCTACTAGTGTCGGTAAATCTGCACTGAGTTTGAATATCGCACTCAGATGTGCATCAAAGGACAACTTTCCCACCCTCATATTCAGCCTTGAGATGCCTCAGAAACAGATTTCAAAGAGGATGATAGGGTCTCTATCCAAAGTGGACTTAGCACGAATAGAAGAGGGTGTAGCGAGCCAAGCAGACCGGGATAAAGTCAACGAATCTATAGACAAACTGAAGTCAATACCTCTGCACACTGTACATAGTGTCAAGAATGTAGCATCTATTGCATCTGATGTAAGGAGATACAAGAGAGAGAAAGGTATCAAGCTAGTTGTCATAGATTATTTACAACTCATACCATTTGACAGTAACAGAATGGGTAAGGCTGATGGTATTGCTATGATATCTCAGAAGATAAAACAGATAGCACTAGAAAATGATGTGGCTATAATACTACTTTCACAACTAAATCGTGAAGGCGCACGATCCGACAAGCCCGACCTATATCACTTGAAGGATAGTGGTTCTATCGAGAACGATGCTGACATCGTATTGATAATGAACTGCAAAGAGAATGACCCTGAACTAGCTAAGTGTACTGATAAGTTTGGGCCATACATGCACATCAACTATCTCATCGCCAAGAACAGAGAAGGAGAGAGAGGTGTGCGAGATTACTTTAAATTTTATTATAAGCAAGGGAGGTTCTTCTAATGGAGTTTCCAAATAAAAAATACAAAACTATTTATGCTGACCCACCTTGGCTAGAGGTAGGTGGCGGCAAGATTAAGCGAGGTGCTGATAAACACTATAACTTAATGAAGACCAAAGACATATGCGAACTACCCGTATCTACAATAGCTGATGATAACTGTTGGTTGTTTATGTGGGTAACTAATAACTTTCTCAAAGATGGCATAGAAGTTATGGAAGCATGGGGATTTAGATATGTTACCAACTTTGTATGGGTCAAAGAAAGATTTGGGCTTGGTTATTATTTTAGAGGACAACACGAGCTTTGTTTGTTTGGAGTAAAGGGAAACCTAAAACCAATCAAAAGAAATGTTCGCTCTGTTTTATGGGCAGAGAAAACTAAGCATAGTCGTAAACCCAAAGAAGCTAGGGAACTTATCAAAGATATGGCTCACTCTCCTATGATAGAACTATTTGCTAGAGAGAGGTTTGAGGGTTGGGACTCTTGGGGTAACGAGATATAATTTATGACAACAGGTAAACACACATACATTGAGCGCCAAGATTGCACTGATTCAGGTGAAGTCTTGTTTGAGAATTATTGCGAGACAAAAGGTATTAAGTATCATAGAGTTGGCTTTGATTCTCACCTACATCCAGTAGCAAACTTTTGGAAAGTACACCCAACCATTAGGTCATTGCCTGACTATCTCGTTGAGATAGATGATGACCTAGCTTGGTGTCAAGTGAAGGGTAGCAACAATCTAAAGCTACATGACTTCGTAGAGTACAGTAACTTTGATAATTTATTTTCACATCAATGTGATTTTTATGTTGTCTTTTGCTTCAAAGATAGTAAGCCTATATTTAGAACAATGAAAGACATCGCTAACTCCATTGTTGGTAGAGAAATCAAACAATGGCATGATGGTGTTAAATATATATCAGTACCACTATGACAGCAGAAGAACTCAGAGCAAACACAACCGAAAGGTTGAACACTCGAATCAATATGATTCGTGAAGAATCAAGAACGATATCACATCGTATAGCCATTCTTGAAGAGCGCCGCAAGGAGCTACAAGAAGAGAAGAAACATTTTAAGTCATTACTAGTCGAGCTTGATAAGTAATGTATAATTTATGTTTGAGGTAAGTGGTAACAGTAATGCCCACAAGGTTAAATTCATATTGGCCTAGTTAAATCCTCGAATGTGTGTGCCTCACTTGTTTGTACAGCAAGTGGGGCTTTTATATACCCAAGGTTTCTCTAGTGATATTGATTGGCTTGCGACCTTCTATTGGTAGACCAAACAGATTGTAGTTCTGTTGGAATGGGTCAGGTAATCCAAAGAGTTCACCCTCTTGTCTCATTCTTTTTCTCATGAACTTTCTCTGTCTATCTTGTTTGAACTTTCTCATCTCTGGTACTATGTAGTGCATAGTATCATACAGTGGTAATGTAGTCATGAATCTTGATTCAATAACTCTCTCGCTCAAGCTACCATCTTTCTCCATGATATCAAAGAATCTATTGAATGCATCAACTGTAGTTGATATTGGTGCTGGCATGAAGAAGTCAACCATAGCATCTCCATATCCTTCGATCTGTCCTTTGTATAAGAAGTACTTATTGATACCAAGCATACGAACACCTGAGTTAAACATGTAGTCTGTTACATATCCAAGTCTTCCTGATATAACATCTTTGACTAAATCAATAGGCATACCCATTAGCAAGAAGTAGTACATTAATTTAACCAATGCACCCATACCTTCTTTGAATAATTCAAAGTCACCATTTCGTACACCACTAGCAATCTTATTAAATGATAAGTTTCTAGCAGTATTTAATTGTACAATCATGAATGACTTCATGGTATACAACATACGAGCATTTGGGTTTTGCTTCGCAACCAAAGGCATACGAAGTTCAGTCAAAGGTTGATTGATAAATAGTTTTTGTACTAATGTTGCTCCGATTAACTCATTCTCTGCTTGACCTCTTTGTTCCGCAGGAGTTTTCATTGCTCGCCAAAATCTACCATTCTCTCCCGGATTTGTTATCTCATCACTAAGAAGCAAGTTAATCTCTGATTGTATCTTCTTATACTTCTTATTGTTTTCGTATTGTTTCTTGAGTGTACCATCACCATTGAATGCTTTGGCAGCCTTTCTGTATCTGTTGTAGTTAGCATCCATTGTGGTGTTCTTCATTATCTTATCTAATGCTTTGAACCCAGTGGCAGTAAGACCATAGCTAATAATAGATGCTAGTCCTTTGTCTTTGCTTTGGAAACTTTCTTCAACTAACTTATCGTTGTCTAAAAATTCTTGTACCTTGTATCTCTTATCACCAATCATTGATTTAAGGGTGTCTAAGAATCCATTATCATACATGATAAATGGTAAATCATATAGCTGAGATAGTGTTGATGTAAACTCTACCAATAAATTAAAGTAACTGTATTGTCTAAGGCCAACTAATAGTGGAGCTTCCCTAGCAGTTCTATCCATCAATGCATTGTAGATTTGTGGGAATGTACTATATAGTTTCTCTTGGTCTACTTCGTTTTGGAATCTAGGGTCATTGGTCAATGCTTGTATTACACGACCTATTGTAGAATTAGGATTGTATTGTACTCTTACATTACCACCTTCATTACTTATAGTTGGTTGTGATACACCAGTAAACTTAGCAGTTTCAATGGTTGTAACCATTTCGGTAATGTATCTACCTAATGCTTCCGAAGGACTTATGTAGAGGTCTACTTCACTATCATCTATCAACTCCTTAACACGAGTTTTAAATGGACTAGGCTTGCCCCTTCCTTGGAATCTTTGGTTGATAATTTTTTGTATAAATATTTCTTCCTCAAATGAGTTTGGTTGCAGTGGTGGTATTGGTTTTGGCGCTTCCTTATCTTCAATAAACTGTACTCTCTCTTCGCCAAACCTAGCTTGTCTTTGTTTAAATACTCTGTTGGCTAGTTTTCTGTTGTTAGTAGAGAACACTTGCTTGCCATCAACTATGATATTATATACAGTACCTTTTTTCTCTCTTCGTCTTTTGTTCTCAGCAGCAATAGCACTCTTAATATCTTTTACTTGTATGCCATACATCTTAGCAAAGCCCTCTAGTCCTTTCTTGCCATCAACAAATCTAGGGAAGAAGTTTTTTGTAAACTCCATCTTGAGTCCTGCTCTTGTAGCTTCAGTATGTAATCCATCAAGCATTGAGCGAACTGCCAAGTAATCATTTAGAATACCATACTTTCTTAGTAATGAATCTCTTTCTGCAAATAACTCTTGTGCCTCTTGTTCTGAATACCTAGATTTTTCTTGATCCATTCTAGGACTGAAAGATATAAGTGCGGCAAGTCTGCGATACTCTCGTACATTCTTTTTCTTAACTTTATTAAGAGCCTTAGCCATATTCATACCCACTTGTTGGTACTGTAATATCTTAAAGTTTCTATCTCTTATGAATGTATTAAATGCTTTGGCTAACTCAGGGTGTATGTTCTCTAGCAACTGACCTACTGGTACTAAGAAACTTTCTATGTAACCAACTTCTTTGTTAGAGCCTTCTTGTTCTGCTGTCTTCTCTGCATCTTCAATAGCTTCTGCTGGTGATGCAACGGGGTCTCCAATCACATCATTTACATTTAAGTAAAGCTCACCAGTGACAGGAGATATTCTCTCTTGAACTTGGTCTATTAGTTTTTGATTTACAGGTCTAGCCTTAGGGTCTAGCTCCTTCATCAATGCCGCTGAATCAAGAAGTAGTTGTGCTAGTGTTGGGTCAGCTAATACTTCTTTGCCAAATATATTTGCTATATATGATTGGACATCTCTGATAAATAATTTAGCAGTTCTGAAAACTTCTCCTTCTCTAAAGATACCATCTGTATCTTGCTTAATATCTAAATTACTTTTAGTGTTCTTCTCTTGTTCGGAGGTCATACCATAGAAGAACTCTTCCATAACTGCACGAGTTAATTCATAACCTCTCATCAAATGCCTAGGTGATTTAAATTTATAATCTTTACCACCATATGCTTCGTCTAATACTTTTCTTTGTTTATTAGTAAGCCTCTTAGACATTGACTCCATCTTAGACTTGTATCCCTCAGTGCCATATCTATTCTCTAATGCTACTCTAGTCATAGCATGAAGTAACTCATGCCTCATTAGTCTGTCGGCTCTAGCAGATGTAGTTCTTCTGTCTCCATCTAGTAATGTGTCTAAGTTAATTACAATCATGTGTTCATCAGGACTGTAAAAACCCATAGCATTTTCTCTGCCTTTTCTTGGTCTGTATTCTACTCTTAACTTTTGACCCCTCTTAGTTTTAAGTAGCTTGTTTTCTGTTATGTTTCTAAACTTTTTCTCAAGGTAGCTTATAAGACCTGAATGTTCTAGCTCTCTTATTGGGTCTGGTTCAGGAGTTGGGTCTAACTCCAAGTCTGTTTTGAGAGGTTGCTTTCTTCTAAAGCCAACATCGCTTTCGTATGTTTTGCCATCTTCACTTAAAAATACACCAGCCTTTGACTTAGCATAACCATCATCTAAATCCAAATACATTAGTGCATCGTTTCTATTGTAAGGAGGGCTACCTGTGTCGTAGTTGCCTTTAAATACTATTCTCTTGGCTTTATCATCAGCATAATTTAGCACTAACTCTTTTACTTTTTTGCCAAATTTAAAAAATTCTGTTTTGTTTCCTTTGTCTTTGTCTAACTCTATTGTAATAGTGCTATCATCTTCTGTTATCTTTAGAGGTATACCCTTGAAATTTTGTTGAACCTGAGTGTTAAGATCATCTTCAGTAAATGGATTGTCATCAGTCTCAGTCTCTACCTCTTCTTCTGTCTCTGTTTCTTCCTCTGTCTCTACCTCTTCTTCAGTCTCTACCTCTTCCTCTTGCTGAGTATCTGTATCTACCTTTGTTTCACTATCTGCTACAAGTGTATAACCTGCATCAGAAGAATATAAATTCTTGTATGACTTCTTGAACTCAGCCTCAGCTTCCTCTCTTGAGTCAGCTTCTACTGTACCATACACTTGCTCCCCGGTTTGCTTCGAGAAATACTTAAAGGTGTATGTTTTCTTTGCCTTAGTGTCACCCTTGATTGGTGTTCTCTTGTCTTCTTTAGTTTCTTCCTTTCGGCTTCTTCTGTATTGCTCAACAAGCAATGCCTGTAAGTCAAGGTTAGCGGCATCTATCTCTGCTTGGTTATCAGAACCTTGTTCTATCTTCTTTTGTAGACCAAGTATATTATCTGTTACTTCTGAGTCTGTAAGTTCGCCAACTGTTTTATCTACTGTAGATAATTTAAAGTCTTTAGCTTTGGGGTTTCTTGAATAAAAAGCACCAAGCCCATCTAGTGTAAATGATTGTTCAGGGTCAGAACTATTTGGGTCTTTGTATGTAATAGTTTGTTTGCCATCAGGGTCAGTAGTATATCCCGTCATCTCAACGATAGTGGTGTTACCATCTCTGTCGAACACCTCTATCATAGTTGGTTCACCCTCTTGATTACTATCAAAATCTTCTATTGTTTTACTAAAATCAAGATTAGGTGTTGATGAATCAATAGCTATCTGTACATCTTTACCTTCTTTCTGTAGGAGTTTCTTCTCTTCGTCAGTCAATGTAATATCTTGACCTAGTGTAGTTCTAGTAGTGTCACCTGCTACAGAACCTATAGCACCAGTTAGTCCACCTACTGTGAACTCCATGATTCTTCGACCAAGGGCTTCTCCTGTAATAAATTCTCTGTCACTATCATAGAGATTCTTGGCAATTAAATCTAGTACCATACCATCTCCGATAGATTCTTGTGTTCCTTCTAATGCACCTCTACCTAGTGCATTTTTTGCAGCAACACTGAATGCAGTCTTGGCAGCTTTCTCAGAAACTTTACCACCTCTAGCTAATGTACCAAGAGTTTTGTTTATAAAGCTAGGCATACCTGCTACATACTTGAATACAGTAGCATCTAAAGCACCTGCAATACCACCATGAATCATTGAACCAGTTGTAACCATGTCTCTTTCGTCTTGATTCATTTCAAGCAATGACTTCTTCATGGTTCTTTCTGCATCAGCAACAAACTCATCTGCTCTGTTCATGAATGCAGTATAGTAAACTGCACCTGTACCTGCCGCACCACCTAATAATGGGTTACCTGTAGCTAGTGTTGTAGCACCACCAACAGTAAAACCAGCAGTACCATATCCAGCAAACTGACCAAGACCTCTAGCCACTTGACTAGCAATAAGACCTAATCCACTTTTACCAAAGTTAGGATCAACATCCAACATCTTAGGTAATCTTTCATCGAAGAATCTACCCATATCTTGGGCATGAAGTAATGCTCTTTCTTGTTCTGCGAGCTTCTCTTCGTTTCTCTTTACATAATCTTCGTATGGCGCTCTGTATATCTTTCTGCCTCGCTCTGTTCTATCAGGTTGTGCATAGTATTCTTCTTCGCTCATTGTTTCTCTAGCAATGAGGTCACCAAATGTTCTAGCACTTTGCTCGTATGTCTTACCAAATGTTTCAGAGAATCCAAGGAGTCCTTGTTTAAATAACTCAACGAATGCATTGCCTCGTCTTACTGACTCATCAAATCTATACTGATACTGTGGATGTTTATCTAATACTTTGTACACCAAAGTATTGTCATCCATATTAGCATAAGTCTCAGGGTCTTTTCTTCGTACCCTTGCTGCAAAAGACTCTATAGTTTCTGGAGTGGGTCTCGCCATTTTAGAACATCGAGCTATCGAATATTGGATTTATTCCTAAATCTTGTGCAGAGGAATCAGGTATTTCTTCTGGTCTTAAAGGTCTTATAGTTCTTGGTTTTGCCAATGCGCTAACTGTATCATCCCCACTTGGCATCAATTCATTATCCATGTAAAGTCCTTCAGGGTCACCAAGTATCATGGTTGCAATAGCTTCTCCTCCTTCAAACTGATTAAAGAATGGACTATCTGGAGTCATGATATATTCTTCTCCATCAAACTTTCTTACTAATACTTTCTTGCCATCTCTATTTTGGAACTCCATATCATCACTTTCAGCAATGATATCTAAAACTGAAGCATATGTATTGTAAGATGGTCTCTTAGGTTCTTTCTTTTCTTTGAGTAAATCACCAAATAATACTTGTCCAACAACAGTAGTGTAAGCCTCTTCTCCTAGACCTTCTCTCATATCTTTAACGAATGCTTTACCTGCTTCATCTGTGTAGGCTTCTCCTAAAACAGTCATAGCTATCTCTGGATTGTTTTCTAGTTTCTGCATGAAGGCATTGTCTAACTTCTTAGCTTGTCGCTTCTTCTGAAATGATTGTATACCACTTGATAACTGTTCACCAAGTTGCATCATTGCTTGAGCTTCTATAGCCGCGGCATTGGTTAAGCCTTGTGCATATCCACTATAATCTAATAACCTTGGGTCTACTCTACTGCCTGCTTGAAATGCCATAATAAATTAAAAAAGAAACTCTGCTATACCTCCACCAATTGGGCCACCAAGCACATTACCCATCAGACCCATTATGCCTGAGTTATTGGTTGCATTAGCTTGTGCTTGTGCGCCTAATAAACTCGCATCTTGTGACCTTTGTTGCATAGCCATATTAATTCCCATGTTGGGGTCAAATAATTGTGGCCCTTGTTGTTGACCTGCTAAATTGTATGCTTGACTATATGCTTGTGTTCCCAATGAACCTGATAAAGATGGTCTACCAAATAAGAATGCAGTAGGGTCACCACCTGTAGCTCTAAACTGATTGAATGCTTGCCCTAATGCACCTTGTTGTGCTTGACCTAATTGTGAGCCTAATCGTCTTGCACCCAAGCCCATCTGCCTACCTTGCATACCTGCTGATAGACCTGCTTGAGTTCCTTGCATAGCTTGACTTCCTGCTTGCATACCTTGTTGACCAGCTTGTAGTCCCAAACCAGCCATTTGCATTGCTTGTCCTCTACGACCTTGTCGCATAGCTTCAGCGCCTTGTTGCATACCGAACCCTAACTGACCTGCATTCATAGCATCTCTAGCTCTTTGAGACCTTTGACTTGCTATCATTCCTTGTTGGTCAGCAGCAAGTCCACCTGCGGTTCGTGCCTCTGATCTTAATGCAGACCTAGAAGATTCACGACCAAGTAATTCTTGTGCTAGTGTACCAGCATCTCCTACACGACCACGAGAAGCACCTGCCATTCTTGCAGCTTGCTCTGCTTCCCTTGCTCTCTCTGGCGATAACCTACCCTCTGACTCTTCATATAAAGTCTCTGCTTGTTTTTGTTGTAATGCTTGTAACTTAGTTAATCGTGGGTCATCTACACTTGCTTCTGAAGCTAATCGTTGTGCTTCATCTGCTGATAACTGAGATAGCATATCAACCCTTGGGTCAAGGTTCTCAACATTTGCACCTAGTTTATCTGCTTCAGCTTGAAAATCTTTTTGTAAACTTTTAAATTCTTCTCTATCTTGCCTAAATCCTGCGACATCTTCATCGAATGCAGTCTCTGCACGAGCAGTAAAATCTTCTATATCTCCTACTGCACCCATGACACCTGCTCTATCTTCAGCAAATGTGTCAGCCAATGCTCTTGTTGCTTGAGCGGCTTCAAATGCTTCTGGGTCAGCGGCTCTAACTGCATCTGTATACTGACTACCAAACTGTTCAAGTTGAGCCATCTCTCTTTGCTTTTGCTTGGTATCTTCTTCGCCTGCAATGTCAGCAGCTCTGCTTTGTAGTTCAAGTAAACCTGCTTGACCATCAATGCCAAATAAAGCAGCTTCTTGGTCGGCTAACTCTAAACCAGTGTATTTTGGTCTATACATCGCCTCAGCTTCAAGCAATCTTTGTTGTAGTGCTGGGTCAGTAACACCTTGGTAGTTACTAAATCCTTCACCAAACAAATATTCACCCATTGCTTTCCCCGGATCAATAGGGTCTGGCTGATTGATTGTTGTTTTTCCTTTTCCTCCCATTATGCTTTAAGTAACTTGTTAAAATATTTGGTTGATAAATCTACTTTTGTAGGAACTCCATGTCTATGTCTTATTCCTATGAGTTTCTTTATTAATACATCTGGTTCTTTTGCTAATAAATCTAATGTCAATTGCTTTAATACTTTTCTGTTTTCTGCAAATAAAAAAGCTAAGAATATCGTATCTCCATCTTTTCTATCTTCTTCCCATCCACGAATAAATTCCCAACCATCGTCATAATTACAATTGTACCACATGTGTACACCCACAACTTCATCACCATCATACATTACTGATATCGTCTTTTTCATAATATGGTAAGTAACCATTGTTGTGATGACATCTTCACCCCAATCATCGAACACTTTACCATTTTCCTTCCTTATACAATATCCCACAATCTTTTTTACTTCCTTAGGAGTTCCATTTATTTCCAACCATTTTCTTGTGTAATTAGCTAACATACTAAAATTTAATATTCGCAGCTACACAACAACAAGCACTAACTGCATAAATCTCATATGTAATAGCTTGTGTTGTAGTTAGGTAATCTACACCAACAGCCCCATTGTTTGTGTTAGTTGATCCATTGCTTTGGGTATCTAATTGTGGTATACTTCCTCGAACAGTACCACTACCTCCACTACTAGGTTCTCCATGCATAGCACAAAATGTTGCGCCGGGAGTAAAGCAAGGGTCACTAGAAGTAAAGTTTGGATTTGCCGCAGTTGGTCCTCTGGAGATAACATTTCTATTTGAACCACTAGTAAAGTTAGAAACATTATCTACTTGCCATACTTGTACAGGACAAGTTCCTCTTAGGTCAGACGAAGTATTTAAGTCCATGTTTATGGTTACAGAACTCTCATTACCTAAGTTAATCCCAAATACTATAGCCCTTTGACCATCACCATCTCGTCTAGCTCCTGAAGAACCCATTTGTGCAGTAGTCTTACCAGATACACTTACAGTAGGGGTAAAGTGAGCATAAGCAGTTTGTTGACCAGCAAACATAATTACTAATCTAGTGTTAGGGCCAAGTTCTGTAGCATCTGTAGATATAGCATTGGGAAAAACATTAGACCTAGCAGCATTACTTACTGCAAAATCTTGTATTTTAGTAAGTCTTGGATTACCAGTTGAATAATAATTTTTTATTTTGTTTCTACCACTAGCTGCTATATCAGCATTAACACTAGTATCATCAACATTACTGCCACCTCTGTAGTATTCAGACAATTTGTGAGGGCCACTACCACCAAACTGTGAAGCAATCTCACTTAATTTAATTTTTCCACTAGCTTGTAATGGCATAGTTACTTAACCTTAGCTTCAAGCTCTTGTACTTTTGCACTAAGCTCTTTGATTGATTCTATTAGTAATGGTACAATCTTAGTGTACTCAACTTTTAAATATCCTTTTTCAGTTTCCTTTACTGCACTTGGTATAATCTCTTGTACTTCTTGTGCAATAACACCGACATCGCTACCAGAATACTTAGACTTATCATTCCAAATAAATGTATTACCACTAAGTTTGTTTACTTTAGATGTAGCATCTTGGATAGGGAAGATATTATCCTTCAACCTTTTATCAGAGGCTAACGATGCTACCACATCTCCATCTGCTGATATATCTCCTTCTGCATAAATATCATTTTTAGACCTAATTCCTGCTGAAGCACTATTATCTGCATCTTTTGATACATCTTGACCTACTTGAAATCTTAGTGATCCACCACTATATATATTAACCTCAGCACCATTTTTACTAGCATTTAAGCTCAAGTTACCGAAATCACTATCTCCACCTATAGTGGGACTAGCACCTGAGTTATCACTATCATTAAATGTAATTATTGGCGCACTTCCTTGAATGGTAACATTATCTTGGATTGTAGGAATCTTAGAAGCATTTGTTAAGTGAATACCTCCAGTTACTTGTAGGTCTCCAGAAACTTTAGCTCCTGCAGAAAGAGTACCAGATGAATCCTTACCAGCATCGTGAGCTACACGAAATCTTTCGTGGTATTGATTTGAGCCTGAATCAAAATCAGCTGCTTCATTATTAGTAGTCTTTAAAGTAATATTATCTACGGCAGTGCTTATGATATCACTATATGCTTTTAGTACCCTAGTCTCTATAGTATTTACACTTGAATTTCCAGTTATAAATGAATTAGGTGAGCCAAAATCATCTTGGTCAAAAACAATATTGGGTTCATCACCTATTAGTCTAAGATGGTCAGCTATAACTTGGTCATCAACATACACATCACCAGTAACATATAAACCACCTGTTACCTTTGCTCCTGCAGCATCATTGCCACCTTGGTCTTTGGCTACATCGGCTGCTACTGTCAATCCATCTGTACCATTATGTTTTAAAATAACTTCATCGTCAGCATCAATAGTAATATCTGCACCAGTTTTTTCTGCTAATATTGATAAATTACCATCTTGTGAGTTTCCATTTATTTCTGGTGAAGATCCACTATTACCAGTATCATCTAATATAATCCTTGGCGCAGTACCACTTAAAGTCATAGTAGCAGTGCTATCACCAATAAAGTCAGTTTTTGCTATAGTTACTGCATCGCTGTTAATATTATTTGTAGAAATTTTACCTGCGAGAAGCCCAGTACCAGTATCATTACACTTAATAATTTGGTCAGTTCCTAACACTAAATCATTTGGAGCTGCTGCACTATTGGTTGCATTACAAAGAATAGTCCTAGCATCAAGGTGCTTAAATTTAGTAAATGGTACTCCATTAGTTCCATCGCCATCTTTAAGTTGTAACTTATTATTAACAACATTAAGTGTAAGGTCATCAGTTACAGCAGTTAATGGAACTGCTTGATTGACTGCATTGTTCAAATCAGCAGCAGTAACCTGCTCACCTGTTTGAAATGTTTTACCTGTTGTAAATGTATTGCTCATTATTCTGCTTTATTTGTTGATCTAAATGTTTGTGCTGCCGATAGCTTGATAGCCCTTATGCTTGGTTTACCCAATTTGTTTGTAATTATAAATTGACCACCATAAGCTCGTTTATTACCTATTCTACCACGAATGGCAATATCTTCACTTGCTGGTAGTGTAGCACCACTATTATAACTTTGTAAAGTTCCTAGTGTAGTATTAGTATCTAGGTTTTCTGTACTAAAATCTACTTGATAATTTGTAGGGCCAAATATAGGAGAGTCGGATTGTATTTCAAATGAATTATATTTCTTTCGGTCAATATCATTAAATGTATACATTCTGGTTTTCATCTCACCATCTATTAATATAGAATCAGGCACTGTGCTACCAATTGTTGTAATGACTGTATCAAATCCATTCTTAGCATTAGTAGAAAACTCAGCTTCGTTACCTGCAATAAGGTGAACACCACCATCATTGTTAATTGAATAAAGTCCTCTTCTTTCTCCTTTACCTGCGATAACTAAATTACTGTACTCAAATATAGGATTAGTATTGATTTGGTCTATTGATTCCCATGCCTTAGTTAAGAAGTTGTATACTAATAAAGCATTGTTGGTGTCAGCATCATCAGCACCGGGAGAGGAATCAAGTGGTACTGCTAAATAATATCTATTATCAAAATAAGCTCCGACTGATTTAGATGCTAGTCTTTTGTTTATTCTGTCCATTGTGGTTTGTATTGATTCAGACAGAGGTGTTTGACTACCACGAAGATTGTATTCATCTAAGAACTCTAATGAGTACACACCATTATCTGATAAGAAGAATACATTTTTACCAACTTGTACTATAGATTTTCTAGCTAATGCACCAATCTCATTAGTTAATATTTGAGATGATGCAGTTGATGGATCAGTTGTACCTGATACCCTATGTATAGTATTCTTATTAAATATTAATATAGAGTCTTCTGTAAATGATACAACCCCTACAGTAAAATCTGTACTACCCGCATTAAATCTAAATGATGCAAATATTTTATCATAAGTATTGTTGTCTAATATGTCTGATACTATAAGCTCATCGTAAACATTTCTAGAGGCATTGTTATTTTCAGGGTCATACTGATATGGTACTATCAATCTTCTTTGATGTAAAATACCAAACTCAGGTGCAGGCATATGTATATATCCAAGGCTTATTGAAACCTTCTTAGAGAATACAGGTTGTGCCAAATAACTTTCAGCCTCTGTTATATGAGTAGTGGTTTTGTCTGGTTGTATAAAAAACTCAAAACCTGCGGCTAGTTTTACAGTACCACCAGTAGCAGCACCAGTATTGTTAGTTATGTAAATAGCAAAACTATTTGAATTTATTACCTCAGCAACATAACGATCTCCATTTACATTGGCAACAGACATACTTGCTACAATTATGGGGTCACCTACAGAGAATCCATGATTATTTGCAGTAATTACTACTCTATATAAAGAACCATATTCTTCATTTCCATGAGAGTTATCTCCTATCGCAGCAGTTGCATTTATAGTGTCACCCTCTTCAACTACCTTACCTACAGTAAACTTAGAGCCAATCCTTATTCCTGATACATTCGTATCATGTAATTCTCCTAAGCATTCTATCGTATCACCAACCTCGTAGTTGTCAGTATTTTTATGAACCACACCTCTGTTTTCAACAATAGCAAACTCACCTACACTGCAACCTAGCTCAATTGGTTGACTGTATTGACCACTAGGCACAGGTGTAAACTGTGGGTTTTCTCTTACTGTACCACTACCTGTTGTAGATTTATTTGCCACAAATATTGTACCTACAGTATTACTAGCAGCACCTATTGTACTAAAATCACTAGTACCTACTGTTTGAATCTTATATGTTCTACCTGCAACTATTGCAGTAGCGGCTACATCTGCTGTTGTATCAGCATCAACCTTATTGATTGATAGGTCGCACTCTAATGCAGTTTCTCCTTTTACGAATAATATTACTTTGTTAAATGCTTGTAAGACTTCTATAGGTTTATTTATATCTGAACCTGTTTGATATGGTATTTCATATGTGGTTGTAGTTAAACTTTGACCACTTGTAAATGTACTAGTTTTTATTGCTATCAATTTTGTATTAGAAGCTAATAGTATATAACTTTCATTGTCAGCAGAGTTTGGATCAGAGAATGTACCTGAACCAAAAATACTAGCAATAGCACCATCTACCAACACTGGAAATACTACAGTACAAGTTGAATCAGTACCATTGGTAAATCCAGTACCTGTTACAACTAATGTATCATTTGCTCCCTTTTCATAAATGTGTACACCATTAACACCACTAAGGCTGCAATTAGAAATATTAATATATCCATTATTTGGAAAGTTTGCATATGTTGCACTACCACCACCAGAAAAATTACTAATTGTAATTGTTGTTGTGTTTGTTACTGTAATGCTTGTAGTTGTATCATTACCCAAATAAAATGGTAAAGTTAAAGCATTTACACCTGCGGATAATGGAGATGACTTTACATCAGCACCTATGCGAACAGACCACTCTCCATTTCTGTCGCATCTACCATTCTTAGAAACTTCTAAAACACCTTGAGGTAATTGGTCAGGTCTAAGTCTATTATTAAATCCAACAAACCCTGCATCTATATCCTCAAGAGTTCTATCGTCCCTTGCTCCATATTTATCATACCTAGACATTTATTCGTACCAACCTTCTTGGTTGTATTCACTCCCCAAATCCTCAAGCCAATCTGTTATAAATCTAAACATATTAGCATTTCCATCTACGAAGGGCTAATGCTTTTCTTGTAGGTCTTCCTTTTGAATCCTTCATTGGCCCTTTTACTCCTGACATTCTAGCACAAAAGGATTTCTTTCTAGCTTTCTTTTTACCAGTAGGCTTAGACTCAGTGACTGGTGGCTTTAGATTAGCACCAGTCTTTCTTTTGAAGTAAGCTCTACCTGCGGCAGTTAGTCCACCTTTCTTTGACTTATGTTCTTTTCTCATGCTTTCCTCCTTTTATGTGAGTAAGGGATTCTCTTACTACTTGTTTTGGTTCTTTTAAATTTTGCTTTCTCTGATGAAGACATCTCTGATTGAGTCTTTGGAGTTTTAGAACTAACTCTCTTCGAGGGTCTGCAAGCGGGATATGCTCTACTGCTACCTTTAGCCGACTTTCTTCCACAAGGCTTCCCGGTTTTTACATCTACCCACTTCTCTTGATGCCATCTCCTAAGACTCATACCTTCTTTCTTTTATAACCACTAGCAGTTCGCTTCTTGCCATCTGGCCCTTTGACCTGACCTTTGCAGACTCTTACTGCATAACTGTTGGCATAAGCAGATGGATATACATCATACTTTCTTTTAGCGGCTGCTTTACCTCTAGCACATAACTTACCCATTAGACTTTCTTTCTTTTAAGAGCTTTGAAGTCAGCACCAGTAATTTTATTTCTTGGTGCGGCTACCCTAGCTAGTTTCTTTTGTTTAGCACTATATTTACTGAAAGGCATTAGTATTTTCCTTTCATTACTCTGCGACCCTTGCTTGAGCCACCCTTCTTTTCTCCACAACTTCCTTTACCTTTATGTGCCATATTATTTTCTCCTCTTTATCATTGTTAATAATAATAATGAAAACCCTAAGACTAATCCATAAAAGGATGGCTCAGGTACATTATTGTAATCTACTGAAAGTCTATAATCTACTTCACTCCAATTGTATTCTTTACCTTCGTAAAGTAATCCATCAAACTCACTATATGCCCATTCTGGTATCGATGGAACATAAAAGTATTTATAACTGGTTGATGTAATACTATCACCCCAACCATAGTCGGAGTCATTGTTAATATCTAGTTCTGAAAATTCGTGGCTCATTTTTTAAATAGGGTTGTGAATATTGATGCGAAACTCATAAAGAATTTCTTTATGAAATTGTCCTTTGGTAAGAACATCATTATAATAGATATTATACCAATGTAGGCAAATGCCATAGCCATTAAATCATCTTTGTAATTAGTTAAAATAAATTCTATCATTGTACTGGTGATACTTGTCTTATACTTGAGTGAGGTTTAATATCGTCACCCATTTGTTCAAATGGTGTTTCTACTATGGGTATAGCATCAGATTTAGCTTCAGATTGCCCTGTATCGCCTTTTGATTCTTCTTGTGGCTCATCATTAGACTTGACTTCCTTAGGCTCTTCAGTAGGCTCTGAGGATGGATTACTTTCTTTTGATTGTTGCTTTTCTGTTTCTGATCCTTTCGATTGTTCAGTATTGGAGGGCTGAGAGGTTTGAGAGGATTTTTCGGAAGACTCATTTTGTGAAGAAGCAGAGGGTTCTTGTGTGGTGTCCGAAGGCGAGGGAGCTGGTTCAGAAGTCTGTTGTGATTCGGAAGCCTCTGCGACAAAAGTCTGAGCCTCAGCAATCTTCTCAGAAATAACTTGCTGACCCCAATCGTTCAAAGAAGCGAAGTCCACAAAGTTATCAATAAACATTGGGACTTCAAATCTTTCTTCTATGACATCTTGTGCAACTTCTGCTACAAATATTTCTGTTCTATCTTTGGCAATATCCACTTGAGTTACTGCCGCAGTAGATACTGCAACTGTACCAGCAGCCCCAAGTTGTGATACTTGAGTTACTACAGGTAAGTCCTTAATTCTATCTATAAGAGATTTCTTAAGCGCTTTAGCACCTTCACTAGCAGACTCTTGAGCTTGTTGTATATGCTCGCTAATGTCTTCATTAGGCGATTCACCAAGCACTTGGCTGATTGAATCCCGAAGAGTTTGCAGTTCTTTTCTTGCTTGTTTTTTGTCCATTTACAAATATAACATTCGTTCATAATTATTTACTTACTGCTGCTGATCCAAAGTAAAAGCTGATGATACTAATAACAGCAGTCTTAATCTCTGGTAAAATTATATATCCATGTAGTGTTTGGTATGTTGTACCTTTAACAAACCCAAACCATTTACTATATTCACTAGCAACTGTTACACCCTCTTCGCTATGAGCTAAGATGAATGGTGCAATAATTACACCAAATAAAACAGTTAATACTATGATTCTTCTAGTCCAAGCACCAAAGGCATCTACCCTAGCTGCTGCTTTATCAGCACTTTCGTCTGATGCTTTTTGTTTTTTAATTAAGCCTTGAGTAACTGCTGCTTGATTTTGTACTAATGTGCCAATAAGTTTGAACAAGAAACCACTTGCTCCACCTCCTAGCATTGCTAATAATTCTGTACTCATTTGTCTCCCCTTCTAAATATATGCCACCAAGCAATAGACAGTGATGCTACTGCTGCTGACAAATGCATTATAATTTGTGCTTCTGTTCCGAAGTCATCCATAGCTACAGTAACTTGAGTTACTCCTACTATGCTCCAAATTTTAAGATGACTAATGAGTGCTTCCATATTATTCTTCTCCCGTCGGGAATGTAACAGTCGTTGTAATCGCTGACTCTTCATCCTCTGTTAGTTCGTATCCATTTACTAAAAGTGCATATTTGCTATCAGCAGTCACTTGTGGGTAAGTGTGATAACGAGTTCCACTACCTACTCTGTGGTAAGCATAGCCTCGTCTAGCACCCTCAGTGTCTGCTCTTGCAATTGCATCAGCCTCTTCTTCGTATACTAAATAGTTGGGTACATAAACCTCTTCTTCTGTTTCTTCGCTCATTGTTATAAAATATTAATTGGTTGTGCTAATTCTTTTTCTATTATATCAAAGTCACTGCTTAAATCTGATTCATATATCACTAATGATTCAATGCAGGTAAAGGTTGTAGATGTGTTGGGAAATCTACCGATGTGTTTAATAGAGTCTGCATCTTCTGTTCTGCTAATATCTGTTTTAAGATTTGTTCCATTAATCCTTACTATACCATCAGCACCTCCATTGACTCCACTAAATCCAGAAACTATATTATCTGATAAAACTGCACTTGTTGATAAAGCTCCCGATGCATCTGAATCACTAGGTGAATAGCTAAGGCTACCACCAGATGCTGAATTTAAAAGAAGAGTTGGCGCTGAATTAGTGGCACTGTCTGCAAACACTCTAAAGTAAAATGCTCCATTGTGAACTGTAGTAGCAAAGAATGTATAGGGTTCATCTTGTAGGGCTGAAGTAATTGTTAGCTGACTAAATGATGGATTTCTATCAAATCCCATTGCTGGTGTTCTATTTTCTAATCTTACTTGTCCACCTTCTACCACTATATGTGGTTGATTAGCAGCAACACTTTTAGAAGCAGTATTACCATTACCACTTTGGTCAAACCATGCTTGTACTAAACCATCACGAGATATCCTAGATATTCTAAAATCAGACAATGTTGCTGTTTTACTAGAGCCACCAGCATCTATGTTTATGCTCATAAAATTACCATTAGATGGTGCTTTTAGTTTAAATGTATTAAATCCATTTTTAATATTCTGTGCAGTAGCACCAGAGCCAGTTGCACTTTGCCTTAGTTGTGCAGTATCAAACAATCCATTTGGGTCATTTGCATTAAAGCTTACTCTGTAAAAATTATTAGTAGCACTTGATGGGGATTGGTGTGCAAATTTAAAATTACATACATTCTCTCCAGTTGCAGTTATAGTAAATCCATCTTTACTATTAGCTGAAAATGTCGTTGATCCATTTGTTACACTATTTTGCCACTCTGTATTTGTAGTATCGTCCCACTCATATTCATCATTGTATAAATTATAATAATTATTTATGTTGGACTCAATTAAAAATCTATTGGAAGCTTGGTCTGAATTGTAAAATACTAACTCATTTATATTTGC